GTAGTATAAGAGTAAGTGGAAACACAAGCGGACATTATGATTTAACTGTGCCTGATGTGGCAGGGTCAAATACTATAGCATTGGATAAAATAGTTGTAACAGATAGTAGCGGTAACGTTGGCATTGGGACAAGTTCACCTTCTCATAAATTATCAGTTATAACTGATGTAGATTCCTTTGTAATGAAAGTAGAGAATGATGGTAATTCTGCAGGTACGGTAGGAAATGCTTATGCTGATGCATCAGATGGCTTATGGGTAGACACTCGTTGGAATACTGCTACTAATACTCCTTTCAAAGTTACTTCTAATAGTGGCACATCTGATATGATGATTATCAAGGGTGACGGAAAAGTTGGCATTGGGACTAGTTCTCCTAGTGAAACTTTACATGTAAATGGAACTGTAAAAGTTACAGGTGTACAAAATTTTCAAGTTAATTCTGGTGGTGGTTCTTACATAACTGTAAATCATACTGGAAACGAAAGCTGGAGTTGGGACGCACGAAGTGGCTCTGGATCTGATGACTACTTAGACGTAGGTATTTCTGGTGGAACACGAGCTATGTCGTGGCACGAAGATGGACGAGTGGGTATTGGGACGACGAGTCCAGAAAACGCTTTACATATTGCATCATCTGATAATGCACAGATGCTTTTACAGAATACAAGTACTGGTGATGCATCCATTAAATTCAATCGAAGCGGTCAAAGTTTCTTCATGGGAATTGAGAGTTCTGACAATAGTTTTAGAATTAGTGATACTGGTACTGGCGTTGGAGACGGTGACAGACTTATAATTGACACATCAGGTAATCCAACATTTACTGGTACAGCACACACTAGTCTTCAAGTAAGATCAGCTGATCTTAGTACAGTTGCGTTTATGCAAACAGTTCAAGGTACTGATATAAGAATGGGTGGCAGTACCAACCATCCAGTTGATCTTTATTCTAATGGTACTAGAAGAGTTAGAATTACATCAACTGGTGATGTTGGTATTGGCACGGCATCGCCTAACGCTACTTTAACTGTTTCTCAAAGTGCTAATAATATATTTGCTGTTGAAAGAACTGGTGTTGCGAGTGGAAGTGGTCAATTTGGAATAAATGTTGAAAATAATAGTCAAGCTACAGTTAGTTATGATGATGGCTCGCAATTAGTTTTTGGTACAGCATCTAGTCCTAGCACACATGTTGGATTTACAGAACGTATGAAGATTAGTGCCGAAGGTTATATCACAAAACCCAATCATCCAGCCTTTCAAGCATTAGCACAAGGTGCTTCTAATAGTAATTCAGGTGGTTATTTAGATTTTACTCATACAATTCTAAATCAAGGTAATCATTTTTCTACAACTAATAACCGGTTTACAGCTCCAGTTGCTGGTGTTTATCATTTTCATTTTCATACATTTATAGATCAATCCAGTAATGGAACAGGTCAGATTTCATTTTATAAAAACGGAAGTTATTCATTTAGTGGATATGAGATAAGAAACTACCATCAACACAGAAGTACTGGTTATGGTCCAACAATGGTGTTAACGGCTACTGTTGGATTAAATAAATTTGATTATATACAAATTTATAACGCGGGTATAGACCTCCATGCAAATGCCAGCAATTATTTTGGCGGACATTTAATAGGATAAGAATATTATAAATATGATAAACAAATGCAATTGGAAAAATAAATGACAACACTAGTACTAGAACACTTACAACATGCAGATAGTGCAAGTCCAGATATAACCATTGATTCCAGTGGCCGTGTTGGTATTGGGACGAGTTCGCCTAGTACACAGCTTGAAGTTAAAGGCAGTACGTTCTCATTAATTCGTGTTAACGGTGGGAATACTAATAAAGCTGGCATCGACTTTGGCGATACTGATGATGTAGATATTGGTCGTATTCGATACGATAATAGTTCAGACGCAATGCAATTCTGGACGAACAACGCAGAACGTATGCGAATAGACTCATCAGGCAACGTTGGTATTGGGACGAGTTCGCTTAGTAGAACACTTACTGTCTCAGACACTACTTCGAGAGGCACAGTATCCATAATTTCTGCTAATACGCAGCCAGCAATTATATTATTTGGTGACAGTGATGCAGATTCTGTAGGACAGATTCGATACGACAATAATGACAATAGTTTAGCTTTTAGAGTAAACAGCACAGAACGTATGCGAATAGACTCATCAGGCAACGTTGGTATTGGGACTAGTTCTTCAGCCGCACGTTTATCTTTTGGTAATTATATTCCATCTAATGGGCAAACAATACATACATATGAAGATGGAAACGTAGTAAGCGGTTTGGGCATTGTTGCTGGTGTGCATAGGATGTTTACTAATGATGGTGCGTCTTTATCTTACGGTCATGTTTCAGTTTCTGATGGTTCAGCATATACAGAACGTATGAAAATTAATTCTTCCGGTACTCTTAACGTAATTTCAAGTGATGTTGTTCTAGGAGGCGGAGGTGGCGCTAATACCAGTAGCTATACTAGTGCTGCTAATAGTTCTGATTTTAAACGATTTGAAACAGATGGAGCGCACTTTAATTCTTCTGTTTTTAGTAATCCTGCTATTATGGGTCCTAATAAATTAGCTGTATATGACGAACCAAATTGGAAAGGTGGTATAGGATTAGGTTCAGGTGAAATGCAATATTATACTGGTGCCAGCCACTCCTTTTATAAACACACTGGAACTGCTTTAACCAAGCATATGGAGATTACTGACACTGGTGCAATTACTACTCCTGCTCAACCCGCTTTTGTTGCGTCTACTACAAGCAGTCTTGATATTACTACAAAGACAATAATTCCGTATAATAGTAATCTATATGATCGTGCAACTAACTTTAATACGGCTAATCACAGATTTACTGCACCTGTTACTGGGTTGTATACATTTACTACATATCATTGGCATAAATCAGGTACAGGTGGCACCACTCACTTATATTTATATTTAAATGGAAGTGTTAATTTTGAGTATAGAAACACTCGTGCTAGTAGTAGTCATAACGAATATAATCGTGTAGGATTTACTACCACACTTGCGATGTCTGTTAATGATTATGTTCATGTTGAAGGATCAGGTGCTAGTGGTGGTCAATTACACACATCAGCTGGTGTTGCTTACTCACACTTCTCAGGGTATCTGATAGGGTAATATGTAATTGCAAAATAGGATAAAAATATGACAACATCAATCACAAGCTCAAGTATAACAACCACTGATTTAACAGTGGACAGTGCAGACAATTTATTAAAAGTTGATCACGCTACAAATAAAATTGGTATTGGTACAGCTTCGCCTAATAGTACGCTTACTGTTAATACAGCAACTACTGGAGACGGAATAGAGCTACAATCAAGTGAAGTTTCTATAGCGAAATTGTCACGACATGTTGTTGATAGTACAGTTGTTGCTTCTCTCGATGGTGTAAGTGGTAGACCAATACATATTGGCGGAGTTGTAAACGAAAATGTTGTATTGGCAAATGCTGGCGGCAATGTAGGTATTGGTAATGATAATCCGTTACAAAAACTAAGTGTTGGTGCGAGGATGAATGTTGATCAGCAGAATGATTATTATGGTGCTTGGATAGACGGTAATACTTCCAGTGATAGCTGGTTCGCTGTTGGCACTTGGCATAATAATGGTGGAAGAATGACTGCTGGGTCTAGCATCGGCGTAGGATTACACTTACATACACATAACACAGGTCATCCTATAACATTACAAAAAGATGGCGGAAATGTTGGTATTGGAACTAATTCGCCCAAGTCTGAGTTAAATATTTCTGCTAATAACTCAGGCCAAGGTGCAAAGTTAACCATTGAAAACACTGATACGAGTATTACGGCTAACGATGTCATTGGTCAAATTGATTTCTATGCAAATGATAGTTCTACAAATGGTACTGGTGCAAAAGTCAACATTAAAGCTATTGCCACAAGTAATGCAGGGACAGTTACCGCACTAACTTTGGGCGTAGCCAGCAGTGCATCAGCTACAGCAGTAGAAACTATGAGATTAAAGTCCGATGAAGTTAATTGGACAAACACTACAAATGGCTTTTACAATAAAATATATGGTCCTAGTTCTGGGGATATTTCCAGTGGGTATTTGACATACAATGGCAGTACATTAAGAGGTGGATTTTATACCAACCCTAGTCATGGACTAACTGTTATATCAGATGTTGATATGTCTTTTCGTGCTAATAACTCAAACAGAATGCATATTAATACGTCAGGTATTGTTACAACACCTAATGTTCCAGCATTTCTTGCTTTTAAGAGTAATGGAAGTGTTAGTAGTAGTCAAATTATACTTTGGAACAATATTTATCATAACAATGGCGGAAATTATAGTTCTTCTACGGGCAAATTTACTGCACCAGTTGATGGGTATTATCATTTTACTGTGGGTGCAATCGTTGGGGGATCGCCAGTTGATGGCACTCAGCGTAATGGGGAATTGCGACTAGAGAAAAACGGTAACCATTATACACGTGGACATTGGAATATGAATGATCGTTGGGAAAATGTATCATATACTCAAGTAATGTATCTTTCAGCTAATGACGAAGCCAGAGTAAATTTTGTAAATGCTACAGGTAATAATGAAATGTATGGTGCTAGCCTATATTCACATTTTGGTGGTCATCTAATAGGCTAACACAAATCGATAAATAAGTGTAATAACAACAGGATTATTACACATGGCAGTTTCATTTCCTAGTAGCCCAACCAATGGCGATATACACAACGAAAAAGGTCGTCGGTGGATTTACGACAGTACTAGCGGTGCCTGGAAAAGCGTAATTAACAGTACTACTATTGATACTGATACACTTCTCGAAGGTACCAACTTATTCTACACTGATGCACGTGTAGGCAACTATCTTACAACCAACAGTTATGCAACTGAAACGTATGTTGACAGCGCAGTACAGGGCGTTGACAACACTGATGAAATTACTGAGGGTACAAACAACCTTTATTATACTGATACCCGTGTACAAGCTAAACTGGGCGATGTAAGTGGAGATATCATACCAGACACTGACATTGCATATGACCTTGGAAGTGTAACCAATCGTTTTCGTGATCTTTATCTTAGTGGTAATAGTATTCAACTAGGTACTAGGGAAATTACACAGGATAATATACCTGATGTTAACCTTACTATTGCTCCTGAAACATTGGAAATACAAGTAGATGCTCCAGCAGCAGGTCAAGACACAACTTGGTTGTGGACCTGGGAACAAAGTACACTACCTTATGCACGTAGAACAATTACAAATTCTCCAGAAGTAAGTGTCCCTTTATACAAACAAGGTACATATACCGTAAACAACTATGCGGCTTACGTTACACACGGAAGCATGACACAAACACATAGTTTGTACTTGAAGTGGATTGACGGTGCTGGTACAGACAACCTAGTAAGCTGGGCAACAGATAATCCAAGTAACCCAATTAGCGATACACATCCAGACATTAACGGAGGAACAGCAACTAATGTACAGCGCATAAATGTAAACGTACCCAGTACTATTACCCCTCCTACACTTAGCAACCCAAGTGTTAGTTATAGTGTAACAAACAGTGGTTCAGGTGCATACACATTTAGTGGAAGCGCCGCTGGCGACAATCCCAACTTAGGACCAATATACAGAGGTGGTACATATACATTTAATGTGTCAGCAACAGGGCACCCGTTTTACTTGACAACAGATAATGGAACTAATTTTAGTGCTGGTACATATTTTGGTGAATATACAACTGGTGTAACTGGTAGCCGTACAGATAGTGGCACTGTAACTTTTGTAGTACCTGCAGGTGCTCCTGATACATTATATTATCAGTGCGGTAACCATAGCAGTATGCGTGGAGAAATAACAGTCAAGGACTTGGCTGTAGAAACAAATATTAATGGCAACTATGTTGTTTATTTTATGCACACACAAGAAGGTCACAAAACACCAGTTGAATTGAGACCTATTCCAAGTTTAGTTAATCAGATGTGTCTTGTATATGATGCTAGCTCAAACAAATTCGTACCACAGGACTTGGCAACTTATGTTGAGAATACACCTAGCTTTGAGAACAAGATTCGAGAAGTGGCAGGTACAGCAGAATTAATAGTTGAGGACGGCAGTGCAGTTGTTGCAAAAGTTAATGTTTATGACGATAGTACATATTTGCCATTGGTTGGTAATAACCCAGGTGACCAAGCATTTGCTACAGACAATAATATACTTTACATTTGGGACGGAAGTGCTTGGCAACAAGCAGGTGCAAGCAATAGTGACGATCTAACAGAAGGCACTACAAATTTATTTTTAACAAATGAGCGTGTAGATGACCGTGTAGCCAGTTTAGTAGTAGGTGGCAACAACATTACTGCAACTTATGACGATGCAGCTGGTACATTAACACTAGATGGACAGCCTGGATATACAGACGCAGATGTAGACAATTTAATTGTAGGTGGTAATAATATCACAGCGACTTATGATAGTGTAGCTGGCACACTTACATTAGACGGACAACCAGGGTATACTGATACTGATGTTGGTACATACTTAACAAATAACGACTATGATACAGCAACAAATATCATTGCAACCATTACTGATAGTGCGCCAGCCACACTGGATACTTTAAATGAATTAGCGGCGGCATTGGGAGATGACCCTAATTTTGCTACAACAACTGCAAATAATATTGCAACAAAGGTAAGTAAAACTGGCGATACTATGACTGGAGATTTAGTAACTACCAGAGTACGTACATCACAACCGTTTTTTGTAAACAGTCAAACAGTAACAGAAAACTACACAATTGCAGTTGGAGATAGTGCAATGGCTGCAGGACCAGTAACAATTGAAAGTGGATCCACAGTTACTATAAGTAGTGGAAGCAGGTGGGTAATAGTATAATGGCAGATTTAAGAATCAAAGGCGATGTAAGCGGATATGTAGACCTAGTGGCACCAGATGTTGCTGGAAGCACTACTATTGATTTAAGCAAAGTTGTATTAACAGACAACAGTGGTACATTTACAAATAACTTGTTAATTGAAAAAAGTAATGCACAGATACAGCTTACTGACACTGCAAGAAGTCATTTTATTACAACTATAAATGGTGGAAGAGATTTAAGAATTAATGCTGATCAAGACATAGTATTAAATTCTAGTGGTGGTAATGTTGGTATTGGGACATCAAGTCCAGCGGTTCCATTACATGTATATGACAGCACACAAGGACGAGTAGCTATTGAAAATGCCTCCCGTCGTATAGATTTACTATCTGATGCTGATGGATTTACTATAAGGGATCAAAGTGCTGCATCAAATAGATTTCTTATTAATGGTAGTGGTAATACTTTAATTGGTACAACATCTGAAGATATTCTTGACAGTACGCCTGCTGATACTAGTGGTATTGTTTTAAAACTTGATGGTAATGTATTAGCAGCTAGAGAAGGCGAAGTAGCAACGTTTGTAAGACGTGGGTCCTGGGGATCAGTAATTGGACTTAGGAAAGATGGAGTAAATCATGTTGCCATTGGTATAGATGATAACTATAGTGCATATTTTGGAAGTACACAAAATAACAATATTGGAATTGCATTCGGTTCTAGTTCAATTTATCCATTTGATACAAGTACTTTAAGTTTAAAAGGAAACTACATTAATCTTGGAGATAATAATACTAGATTTAATAATTGTTATCTAGTAGGTAGTGTGTTTGGGTCTCGTGGATATTTTACAAACAATAGTGATTGGCAATTAGAACTAAACGGTTCTAATGCAAATACTGTGCGTTTTCATACAACTGCTAGTGGTGAAGGCATAGTTGGTAGTATTGTTAGAAGTACAACTAGCACTACATATAACACAACATCAGATTATAGATTAAAACAAAACGTAGAATTAATAACTGACGCATTTGATAGATTACAAAGATTACGTCCAGTTAGACATAGTTGGAATGTTGATCCAGACAACTATGTTGATGGCTTTATTGCACATGAAGTTCAAGATGCTGGACTCGAATATTCTGTAACTGGTGAAAAAGATGCAGATGAGATGCAAACAATGGACTATGGTCGTATTACTCCATTATTAACTGCGGCTCTACAAGAAGCAGTAGAAAGAATACAACAGATGGAAACAAGAATTCAAGAACTGGAGGAAAAACTGAATGGCTAAAAATAATTTAACAGACGACAGTATCGTAATGCGTAGTAGTGGTACTCTTACTAGTAGTGAAGATTACAATACTATGGAGCCAAATAGTTTTGGGTATCAAAGTGGCGCACCAGCTAACCTCGCAGCCTCCAATAATGGTGTTATTTGGTATTTAAGTTCAATTGACCAGGGAGGCACACATGATGATGCCACGAATGAAAGAGCTGCGCAAATGTATTTTGCTGACACTTACGGTTATCTAAACGGCGGGTTATATTATAGAATAAAGCAAGGGACAGTTGGATGGCACGATTGGAGTAGAATCTTAACAAGTTCAAGCAGAGGTGCAGTTATACAAACACAGTATGCAAGTACAGATGCTATTACATATACTACCAGTCAAAGTGGATTTGAAGCACTTAAAGTAGATATAACACCAAATCATGCTGATAATAGACTACTAGTAATTGGTAATATCTTTGGTTCTGCTAATGATGACGCACACGCCTGGTTAGAATACAGAATTGGCGGCGGCGCCTGGCAAAGGAACACCAATCTAAACGGTAGTTATAACAGTGGTGCAGCTTTTGGTGATTTTAGTAGTATTAGAAGTTTTAGTGAGCCTGACCAACAAGTACATTCAGGAACAAGTGTTGTTTGGCATCCCAATACAACTAGTTTAGTGGAAACAAGAGTTATGTTCAGTGCAGAAAATACCAATGGTGCTAGTTTAAATATTGGTACTAGCCGTGACACCGCCTCATCTTATAATAATACAACGATGAAATCTACTTTGGTAATACAAGAAATTGCATGGGGTTCAGCATAATGATAGACGCAACCAGATTTAGACATACTATATTTGCATTACAAAAAATTAGACCTGAAGGAAGATTTACTCTTTACGAAGATGGAACAATTGATTGGGATGAAGATAATATTACAGAAAAGCCAACGCAGGCGGAAATAGATACTGCTATAGACGAAGTATTATTGGAAATACCATTAAAGCAATTACGTGCTAAAAGAGATGAATTGATTACAGAGACTGATTGGTGGGTCTTACCAGACAGGACACCAACAGATGAACAATTAGCGTATAGACAAACACTAAGAGATATAACAAATACATACACTAGTTTAGACGATGTGGTATGGCCGGAGAAACCAGTATGAGTATTTTTTCAGCGGTTACTTAATAGCGTAAACAACATTGCACAAGGCAATAAATATAACTAACAACACATTTTAAGGAGAAATAAAATGCCAGATATTACAATCAGTTTAACTGAAACAGAAAACAAAGCGATGGAATATGCAGCAGCCAGTGTCCAAGATTGGGCAGATAATGCTGTAACAAATCGTGCAAGAATTGCCGTGGACGAAATTTGCGGATTATTAATGACACACTGCAATGAAAATGAAATTGCTATGGCTGTGGGCAAAGATGCTCAAGTTGCACAAGCATTTGAATTAGAAGTTGTAAAAACTGCTGCTGCAAGAAATGCTGAAGCAGAAGCAGAAATGCCAGAATAATAGGAAACGTCCGGAATGTCAACACTAAAAATTGAACACATATCTCATCTAGATAATGGTACACCAGATCTTAGTATTGACTCTAGTGGACACCTAAACATTGTTAATGGTAACCTGCAAATGGGCGGAGTTACCATGTTGGATACTAACGTCGGTGCTCCACTACCACTAGCAGGTGGTACTATGACTGGCGATATTGATATGAGTTCGCATCAGATTGTATTTAATAATAACTCTCAAGCTATACAGATAAGAGATGCTGGCGGTACTGCTTCTTATGTTTTCTATCAAGATAATGCAGATACTTTAGTAGTTGGCAATGGAACTACTGTAGAAAAAATTAGATTAGATACAAGCGGAAATGAAGGAGCATTAGTAATTGATACCGATGGTAAAGTTGGTATTGGGACGAGTTCACCTACAAGACAGTTAGATGTTTCTGAAGCTGGGACCGCTTACATAAGAGCATCCGATACCTCTAGCTCCGTTAATATGGAAATGCTTGCGGCATCAAGTGGCGGTTGGGTTGGTACGCAATCAAACCATTCGTTAAACTTTCAAACAAACAACACAGAAGCCATGCGCATCACATCGGCGGGATCGGTAGGCATTGGTACTATTAATCCGCAAACTACACTACAGGTAGATGGTAATGTATCAATAAACAGTACAAGTCCAGATTTAGTTGGTAACACTACAACACTTACAATTGGTAACAGTAGTGGAGGTGGCGATGGTATGCTGTCATTACAATCAGGATGGGGCAATGCAACATACGGTAGAATGTTTGCCAGTGGTGGACAATTTAAAATAGGTAACCCACAAAGTAATAAATTAGTGTTATATACTGCAAATTTAGATAGACTACAAATTGAAGATAACGGCGATATAAAAATTATTAATCCTGCTGCAAGTCCTGTTAATGGAGTGAACTTGCCAGGTGCTCTAATTTTTGAAGGAAACGGATGGAATACTGCTGAAGGATCCAGACCTTTACAAGGTCAAATACACCTATGGGGCGGATATAATAACCCAACAGGAGGCAGTGTAGAACCAGCACTAGTATTTTCTCTTAAAGGAACTGGTAACGGTTCTTATAGTACAGCTGACGGGCCTGATGTACTAACAGAAAGAATGCGTTTAGACAACTACGGTAATTTAGGAGTCGGCGTTTCTAGTCCACAAAATCCACTGCATGTTTCTGGTACAGTTGAACAAAATGCCACTGGATATATTGATTTAACGTCTAGTTATGCAACTGTTTTTGATTTAGATGACCATGTTAGTTCATGGGCGTCTGGTGTAAATATTTACATCACTGGCAGAGAAAATGGCGTTCCAGGGGCAAACAAATCATTTTCTACTTACACTGCGGTTAAATCTAATTCTGGTTGGATACTAGCTGGTCCGTTTAATGTAGTAAAAACAGGAAACGATCACGGGTATCCGCAAGTACAGGTAACAAGTAATGGACAGTTACAACTAAGAAATAGACTAGGCTCAAATTTAGGTGATGCATGGGTATCCTTGCATGTAGTTTGCGGTTAAGTATTTAAACAAGGTAAAAAAGACATGGCATTAGTATTAGATGGTGATAATGGAATTGTTGGAGTATTGGCAACAAATGCTGATGGCGATGTTATCATTGACACCAACACATTTTTTGTAGACGCACCCAACGACCGTGTGGGTATTGGCACTACAACTCCACAAGAAAAATTACAGGTATACGGTAATATTCATGTAGGAACCGGTGAGCCTGCTGATTACAATCATATCTCTTTTGAACGTGAAAGCGGTGCTGATGTTGGTGCAATTGGCTGGCATTCTGATAATATGTTTTATGTAGCGGGACACCCATCTTTTGGTCCCGGTGCCGGTAATACTGTACGAGTTTATGGATTTGGCGCCGATCTTCGCCTAGGCGATAATGCAAATGGCGATGTGTTAACTGTAAAATATACCAATGGTAATGTTGGCATCGGTACAACTAATCCTGGAAAGAAATTAGATGTTAATGGTGAAGCGAGAATTACCACTGGATTAACTATAACTCCAGCCACATCAACTGTTTATGCAACTGACTCAACACTATCTAGCTACGCTACTGGTAACGGAGTATATTTGAATGGTCACGCAGACGGTTGGCTTAGATTAAACGGATCAGGGGCAAATCGTGCCAGTTTAGATGTTTGGGGGGAAAATTACGCTGCACCTTTTGGCGACTCAATTACATTTAGAACAGGCGGCACAGCTGACCGAATGATAGTTAATGCTTCAGGCAACGTCATTATCGGTGATTTAAACACTGAAGGTTATAAATTAGAAGTAGTTTCAGACAACGCTGCAAATAATTTAATGGTGCATAAAAAGAACGCTGTTGGTCCTGGTCTTGCAACCAACATTGCAATGCAAGTAACACAAACAAATGGCCAATCAGCCAGACTGGCTGAAATTGGTGCCGACTTTGAATCTGGCTGGGGTGGTTCCTTACACTTTGCAACAAAAAATAATAATGGATCTCCCAATAATAGTACAACTGAACGTATGCGTATTGATTATGATGGCCGTGTCACGATGCCTTATCAGCCTTCATTTTGTGCGGGTGTAGGATCAAATTATACTTTAGTTAACTTTGCCCAAAAAATTAATCATTCTCATGAATTTTCTGATATTGGCGGGCACTATAACAATACAAACAATAGATTTACTGCACCAGTTGCAGGTAATTATTTCTTTTGGCATAGAATGAACTTCGGTAATGCTGGAACTGGTAATGTCGAGGCAAAAATTTATATTAATGGAGTTGAAAGATTTCGAGATTACGAATATGCTGGAGGGTCCGGCCAGTATAATAATAGTCTTGCTTTAGGAACATATTATATGAATGCTGGTGATTATGCAGAGCCATGGAGTCATGTTAATAATACTCCTCAACCAACACTTATTGGTAGTACCACTATTCAGATCAGTACATTTGGTGGATGGTTAAACACATAAGTAAACAAAATAATATAATCGATAAATAAGTGTAATAACAACAGGATTATTACACATGAGCCGCAACCTTGAATTAGCACAACTTGCCAAAAGTTTAACTGTAGACGCCACGGGCACCATTACAGATTTACAAATTGATACCACTGCAATTGAAGAATTGCCGGATATCAATCTTAGTATTGCACCTGAAGTACTTGAGATACAAGTAGATGCCCCTGATGCAGGTCAAGCTACCGTGTGGAAGTGGACTTGGGAGCAATCAACACTCCCTTATGCTAGACGCACCATTACTAATTCCAACGAACTAAATGTACCCTTATATAAAGAGGGTACATATGTGGTCAATAACTTTGCGGCATATGACATACATGCTAGTATGACACAAACGCACAGCTTGTATCTGAAGTGGGTGGACGGAGCAGGTACAGATAACTTAATTAGTTGGGCAACCAGTGCGGGTCCGATTAGTGATACACACCCAGATATAAATGGCGGTGCGGCAACCGATGTACAGCGTATTACAGTAAATGTACCCAGTACGGTTACACCACCCAGTTTAACCAATCCCAGTGTAGCATACACCGTTGTAAACAACGCCAGCGGCGGTTACACATTTAGCGGAGCAGCCAAAGGTGACAATCCCAACTTAGGTCCATTTTATCGTGGTGGTACTTACACCATTAATATTACGGCAACTGGACATCCATTTTATTTTACAACAGATAACGGAACAAATTTTAGTGCTGGCACATACTTTGGTGAATACACAACTGGTGTAACTGGATCACGTAATGAAACAGGCAGTATAACATTTACTGTTCCTGCAGGTGCGCCTGACACATTATATTATCAGTGCGGTAATCACAGCGCAATGCGTGGTGAAATTACTGTAAAAGATTTAGCTGTTGAAACAAATATCAACGGCAACTATGTGGTGTACTTTCAACACACACAAGAAGGACATAAAACTCCAGTAGAGCTTCGTCCAATTCCAAGCCTCGTTAACCAGATGTGTCTTGTTTATGACAGCACTAGTGGTAAATTTGTACCACAAGACTTGGCAACCTATGTGGAAAACACACCCAGCTTTGAAAACAAGATACGTGAAGTGGCTGGTACTGCTGAACTTGTGGTGGAAGATGGCTCAGCAGTTATTGCAAAAGTTAATGTATATGACGACAGTACGTATCTCCCACTAACAGGAAATAATCCTGGTGACCAGGCATTTGCAACAGACACAGATATCTTATATATCTGGGACGGATCGGCTTGGCAACAAGCCGGTGCCGCCAACAGCGATGATTTAACTGAAGGTAGTACAAACTTATTCTTTACGAATGAACGTGTAGATGACCGTGTATCTGCATTAATAGTGGGCGGAAATAATATCACCGCTACATATGATGATGCCGCAGGCACATTAACATTAGATGGGCAACCAGGTTACACTGATGGTGATGTAGGCACATACTTAACAAATAACGGCTACGATACAGCAACAAATATTGTGGCGTCAATAACAGATAGCGCACCTAGTACACTGGATACCTTAAATGAATTAGCAGCCGCACTGGGAGATGACCCTAATTTCGCTACCACAACAGCAAATAATATTGCAACAAAACTATCGCTAAGTGGCGGTGCAATGACTGGGCCGATTACCACAACATCAACCATTGCTGGCAGAGATATTGCAACAGACGGCGCTAAACTAGATGGCATTGAAGTTGGAGCAGACGTAACTGACACCACTAACGTAACTGCCGCAGGTGCGTTAATGGATAGCGAAGTAACAAATCTTGCACAAGTAAAAGCATTTGATAGCAGTGATTATGCAACTGCTGCACAAGGTACCTTAGCAGATAATGCATTACCATTAACAGGTGGAAATATTACTGGTGATATTAATGTTTCAGGTCAAGGTAAATTTACAACAGGTGTTCGTATAGGTGGTGAAAATCTCAGACTCAGTACAGATGGTTCTGGCGAGTTTGGATTAGGTTATGGTGCAACACACGCAACAGCAAACAGAATTAGAGTTTATCAAAATACCACACCAGTCTTTGGTGTAAGAGATGACGGTGCTATAGACACTGAACAAGTTCGTCACAGTGTTCGACCTACGCTTAATCTAGACTTTGCTAACTCAAAAGAACTAGACCCTCGTATTACATTCTATCGTGATTCGATTGCTACTTACTACGATAGCAAAGGTGTTCTACGTTACGCTAATACAAACACACCACGCTTTGACCACGACCCAGTTACTGGCGAAAGCAAAGGCTTGTTGATTGAAGAGTCGAGAACTAACATTGTTCCTAATAGCACTAATTTAGAAACTTTTTCTACTTCGAGATGTGAAAAGATTAGGAATTATGCACTTGCTCCAGATGGCACAATGTCTGCTGTCTTTATAGCACGTAAAGATTCTTCCGGAACTAGAGTTATTCATGACTTCAACATGTTTACTCCTGCAGCCAATTCAACATACGCAGTTTCTTGTTATGCAAAATCTGTTGGTAGCGATTATAATTTTCATATGGAACTTGGAAATGGTGCAAACAATGTAACTGCATTCTTCGACTTATCAACTGGAACAGCAACTACCGCTAACGTAGGTGGAACTATGGCTAGTGTCACACATCATATTGAAGATGTTGGCGGTGGTTGGTATAGATGCGTAATGATTGCTGTTCACGGTGCTAGTTGGAATCAATCGACAAACCTTGCGTTTTATGATAATAATAATACTGATGCGGCAAGCGGCATTCTTGTTTGGGCTCCTCAAATTGAACAAGGGTCTTTTGCAACCTCATATATTCCATCTGATACACGCTTTACTTCACGTTCAAGTGCGGCAACGTATCATGATGAGAATGGTATTCTCAGAACAGCACCAGCTGACGGCGCACGTTATGGTTACAAGTATGATGGTCGTAAGTGGGTAGAGACTGGATTGATTCTTGAGGGTGCGGCTACTAATCTACAAGACTTTAGTAATGCATTTAATTACTCTGGGAGATGGGTTAAAGATTATGCATCACAAGACACGACTTTGTTATTAGGATACTCTGCGCCAGACGGATCAACTGCCGCAGTATATTTTACGAGAACATCAGGAACTGGGACTGGCAGAGTTGGGGCTTTAAGTCAGCCTTATGTTGGTTCAATATCAACAGGTCAAAGTTATACAAATAGTTTTTATTTGAAATCTGATGGAAATGCTCAATATGTGTGGATATCGAACGTAGATGCACAATCTGGAAACGATAATGTTGAATTTGATATTATAAATGGAACAGTAAACACACTGGGCAATAATTGTATTGCAAATATTGAAAATGTTGGAGATGGTTGGTATAGATGTTCTGTTACTGTAATATCGGCTAACACAACTGCCGGATATCACTGGATATATGCGGATAATATTGCTGAAGGTAATGGTATCTATGTTTTTGGAGCGCAACAAGAACAAGGATCTAGTGCTTCATCTTTCATATACACTAACGGAAATCCTGCAACTCGCTCAGCCGATGTTGCGTCAAGTGTTGCGTATACTAGAGAACAAGATACAGCTCGTATACATGACATCTCTTGGTATAATTCAAAAGAATCCACTATATACGGAGAAGGTACATCTATAACAGGTGATGCAAACGTAGGATCATCTCCTTGTATGTGGGGTATCACAGACGGAACAAGCTCTAATAGATATCTGTTGAGAAGAAACGCCACCGGTGGTTCTGTAGCATTGGATCGCAGTGGTTATACTTTTAGAGTCGTTACACCTGGATTCAATAATGATTATTTTCCTTTATATAGCGTATTACCACTTTGGCAGGACACTGAAATACATAAGATGGCATTATCTATAAAACCCAACTCTCAAATTGCCGCCGCAGACGGAATCGATGCTCAAATGTCTAGTATAACGATGCCTGAGATGGATAAGGTAACTATGGTGGAAATAGGATTTGCTGGATCATCAACATTATGGAATGGACATATTAGAAAACTTTCATATTATCCAGCACAGCTATCCCTTACAGAACTAATAGCACTTACGGAGAATAACTAATGACTAAACTTATAGGAACTAATCCAAATCAAGTACCAAGTAATGCAGATTTGGGAACTGCGGCTTTTATGGACAAGCGAGAGTTTTTGCTGTCAAAAGGCAGTAGCCTGAGCACAATTGATGCTGTTATTCCCAAGACTGCTGTTGATGTAATCATCTACGATACAAGTAAAGACAGTGACGGCGGTGCATGGCGTAAGCGCACACAACACACAAGCTGGTATAATGAGCGTTTGAATACATCAGTACGTGGTAATAGACCGGATTTCCCTGCGGTGGCTGTTCTAGTTTTAGAAGCAAATAATACAAATGTTCAAGAAGGCCAAACAGTAGATTTAACTATATATGATGCTGATGATCCAAATCTACCCATGTGGATGGAAGTCAGATTTGGTATTTCTGGAGATGGTAGTAGTAATACCTGCGTATCAGCATTAAACGGACATATTGTTTTTGGCAGAACAAACAATGGGATATGTATACTTGATTTCATATCAGATACATTGCGTATACATAATCACGTTCATAGACATACTTACAGTTATATCAGTCCTAGTAGATTGGGAAGAACTGCCCCAAGAAGTGTACAAAAAGAAATGAGTGTCACAGGGTTCAATATCATTAATGAATATGTAAATGATGTTGCAATGACAGTTACACCAGATTCGAATATGCATGTGTCTGGATCACTGCCAGTCCCTACAATTGCAGTAGCCACTAACGGCGGTGTAGCCGTTATAAAGAGCGATTATACGATTGTTAAAATAACCGCAAGTGCCGGATCAGCATATACTGGTGTGTCTTGGATTGATTTTACTGAAAATCATAATCTTATTTTTGAACAAGACAATAGTACTAATCCTAGATCAGTGTTTTGTATACCAATTCCTGAGGTTAACAGAACAACTTCAACAAACGATGGAGATATTACTGATAAAGTAATTATGAAATGGTATTCTAACGGAGCACATGAGCCATACCCTTGTTTTAATGGCGGCGGCGTAGTTGAAGCAATCTCTATGAATGATGACAATCAAGCTATGAGAAGTTCTGCTGGAGATTTAACAATATTAAACCCAGATTTTGATAGTCCGGAACAAGGCAAAGTTGCATATATTGCATCTGACTATAATACCGGATGGCAAATAGGCAACTCTAAATTAGCAACATTGAGTGATACTGACAGTAACGATGCTACAGATTCTAATCTTGTCAGCAACGGCACTTTTGATAGTAATATTGATGGATGGGCTTCAAGCGGCGCAAGTATTTCTTGGTCGTCCGGCAGACTTGCTATTACATCAGCTGGCGGTAACCAACCATGCTACTATCCTATTACATGTGAAATAGGTAAGCGATATTATGTACAGCTTGATTTTCAAGGTTCTTGGAGTTTTCACCTAGGCACAGGATCAAACGCAGCAAACGATGTTGGTTATATCCCGCATGAAGGAACTACTAGTAGTGTAACTCGACATATGTTTTTTACTGCAACACAGACCACTCATTATCTTGTTCCATACGCTATTGGAGCGAACACAGTGTATGTAGATAATGTAATTGTAAAATTGGCAGAGGATGATCGAAGTGTTTACGGTGGGTATAATGGAAATGGTTTAGAAACAATTGGCACTGTAAAGAAGACGCCTGTAACAGGTGGCGCAGAATTGGTTGCTTATAGTGGCTTTACTCTTAACAATTACCTATTACAGCCAATAGATTCTTTTTCAATTGATTGGTCACAGCCCTGGGTTTCACATTTCTGGTGCGACACAGTTGGTAAGATTTCTATAGAAAATCAAAATACCGGCGGGTACAATAACACAGTTCTATTGGCTAGTATTAATTCAACTGGTATTACTACTAGGTCTAAAGTTGCAAGCGGCGCATGGGATCAGACTTATGCAGTGTCTAATAGCGGATGGATACATGTAGCATTTGTGTATAGCGGCAGAGTTTTAACTGTATACAGAAATGGAATTGAAGTATCTAAATACGCCGGGACATTAACAGATCAATCCGCATATATTAGTTACGGGGTTAATTCATACAACGGTTCAACTTTTCCTTCTTCATTTACAGCTGATACAAAATTAGCATTGCATCGCATTTCAGCTACAGCACCATCTGCAGAACAAATTATGAAAATCTATGAAGACGAAAAAGTATTGTTCCAGGAAAACGCAAAGTGTACACTTTATGGTACCTCAAATGTAGTAACAGCATTTGGTTATGATAGTAGTACTAGAACCTTACACGCCGGAACCAGTGCTGGAAGATCAGAATTCCGTGGATTACAGCGAATAAATAATACTACAAGAGCCGTAGGTACTGCTATTTCAGCCGTTAATGGTTTTGTAGTAGAGGAATAATATCATGACTGTATATGCAAGTAAGCCAGAAATTAACGTAAGAGAAAAGTTAAAAGAACTAGATAAGCCCAGTGGTGTTGCTGGCGAAGCAATGCTTCGTGCTAATACTCCGCAGGAGCAGTTTAATTTAATCAAAGCTGGCCGTAAAAATTTATTACGTAACAGTCAGTTTATGATTAGTCAACGTGGAGATTTTCAAACCAATCCAAGTTCAATATCTGCCGGCACACCCACATTTGGACCAGATGGTTGGTTCACATATGGCAATGGGGCCACCACCTCACAGCAGGTATTAAATACAATATTACCCACTGGTGAACGGGTCAAGAGTCATAAAACCATTCTTACCGATTCAGTAACAGCAACATGGCTACATCCGGGGCAAAAAATTGAACCAGAATATTGGATGAGAGGACAACCAATTACCCTTAGTTCTTGGGTTAAAACTAATGTGCCTGGGTATAAACTTAGAATTTGTGATACTGTTAATTGTTATATGATCGGCGATGAAATCCCAGCAGACGGTAAGTGGCATTACGTGACTGCCACACATACATTGCCGCTTGGCATGGCACTTCATGAAGACAGTACAACTAATAATATTCAAATTCAACCAGCGTTTCAAACATACGGCCAAAACCTTGTACAGAACTCATCTTTTGTGGAATTTGCACTGATGCAGGCTGAAATTGGGCCAGTTGCCACTCCATTTGAATACAGAACATACGCTGAAGAATGGCAAATTTGTCAGAGATACTATCAAAGATTTGGCGCAACAGATGTACCAGCGACCACAGATTACACCGGTATTGCAACAGCACATGGTTCAAACTCAGCATGGTATGTTCCTATTGTTTTACCAGGGGGACGTATGCGGATAGCGCCATCTTTGAGTTTTAGTGCAGCTGGCGATTTTAGATGTACGCTACAACATAGTGATAGTGATCCAGTGACTAGCATTGGATATGGTTATAATAATCAACTTAACCCAATGTTAAGTGTACAAGCAGGAAGTAATGGGGCAAATAGAACCAGAATATTTGGTTGGAGCGGAACAACTACTGCTTGGTTAGCGTTTAGTGCAGAGTGGGTATAAGATATGATATTACAAAATGTTACATTTAATATTGATTCACAACAAGAATCAACCAATAGTATGAGTTTTTTACTTGATAATATTAGTTATTGTGTTCCACTTGTAAGAGGTGGTATGCTAGAATGGATACTTAAAAAATATATTGAAGAAGAAAACTTTCTTTCCGATGTGCCTGATGAATTTCAGGACCTAGCGGATCAAAAACTTTTTGAAAAACAACTAAGAAATTATGCAACAGCAAATGAACGGTTAGCCCAATACTCACTAGCCGATGGGCGTGACGAAGTTATTGAAACACATCTAACAGGTGAACAAGTATGGCATGATTCAGAAATGAACATGGTGGATGAGACGGTTAATGTTGTAACAGTGTCTGCAATTGAACCACTGGAAGCAACTGTTGAACAGACTACTTACGATGAAGAAGGCAATTCGATTACTACAACTATTGAGAATCCGTTGATTACACAAGATAACCAAGAACGTGCTGCCGCACAAGCAGTTGTAGACGCAACACCGCAACCTGTAATAGACCAATATAACTCATAAAATAAACTTTAATCTCTAAGTTAAAAAATATAACTACTTCTATATAATCGATAAATAAGTGTAATAACAACAGGATGTATTACACATGTCAAGTAAAGGTTACGAATTAGTTCAACTTGCCAAAAGTTTGGTAGTAGATGCCAGTGGCACAATCACCGATTTAAATATCGACACAACAAATATTGACAGCTTGGTCAATATTAACCTAGCAATTGCTCCAGAAGTACTTGAAATACAAGTAGATGCCCCTGACATGGGACAAGCTACTATGTGGAAATGGACGTGGGAACAAAGCACCCTGCCATATGCACGTAGAACAATCACTAATTCAAATGAACTAAACGTACCCTTATATAAAGAAGGTACATATGTAGTCAACAACTTCGCAGCTTATGATATTCATGGCAGTATGACGCAAACACACAGTTTGTATCTGAAGTGGATTGATGGCGCAGGTACAGATAACTTAATTAGTTGGGCTACTAGTGCAGGCCCAATCAGTGACACACATCCAGACATAAATGGCGGTAACGCAACAGACGTTCAACGTATTACGGTAAACGTGCCCAGTACTATTACACCACCAACACTAACAAATCCAAGTGTTGCATACACTGTAGTTAATAGTGGCAGTGGCGGATACACTTTTAGTGGCAGTGCAAAAGGCGATAATCCCAACCTAGGTCCGTTTTACCGTGGCGGCACATATACCGTAAACATAAATGCTACTGGACACCCATTTTACTTTACAACTGATAATGGAACTAATTTTGCGGCTGGTACATACTTTGGTGAATACACTTCAGGTGTAACTGGAAGTAGAACTGACAGCGGTACTATAACATTTACAGTACCAGCAAATGCTCCAGATACCCTCTACTACCAGTGCGGTAACCACTCAGTAATGAGAGGTGAGATTACCGTAAAAGATTTGGCAGTTGAAACAAATATCAACGGCAATTATGTAGTCTATTTCCAACACACGCAGGAAGGCCACAAGACGGCTGTTGAATTAAGACCTATTCCAAGTTTAGTTAACCAGATGTGTATTGTTTATGATGCAGGTAGTGGTAAATTTGTACCACAAGACTTGGCAACTTATGTGGAAAATACTCCTAGTTTTGAGAACAAGATACGTGAAGTAGCTGGTACAGCTGAACTGGTTGTGGAAGATGGTAGTGCGGTAATTGCAAAAGTTAACGTTTACGATGATAGTACATATCTCCCACTTACCGGAAACAACCCAGGCGACCAGGCGTTTGCTACTGATACTGACATCCTTTATATTTGGGATGGAAGTGCTTGGCAACAAGCCGGGGCAGCGAATAGCGATGACTTAACTGAAGGTAGTACAAATTTATTCTTTACAGATGCTAGAGCAGATGCACGTATAGCCGCCGCAACCACAGCAGATCTAACTGAAGGTTCTAATTTATATTTTACTAATGAACGAGTTGATGATCGGGTAGCAGCATTATTGGTAGGTGGTAATAATATTACTGCCACATATGACGATGCGGCTGGTACGCTAACACTAGACGGACAACCCGGTTACACTGATAGTGATGTAGGCACTTATTTAAGCAACAACGGATATGATACAGCAACAAACATAGTTGCATCAATCACTGATAGCGCACCTGCTACATTAGATACATTGAACGAATTAGCAGCTGCCCTAGGAGATGACCCTAATTTCGCTACCACAACAGCAAATAATATTGCTACTAAATTAGCAACAGCTGACTTTACAAGCACAGCAGACACGTGGTTAGGTACAAAATCAACCACAAATGTTGCTGAAGGTACTAATTTATACTACACAGATGCCCGAGCAGATGCACGTATTACGGCAAGTAATACAGATGCACTGAGTGAAGGCAGTACAAACTTATATTATACACAAGGAAGATTTGACAGTGCTTTTGCTACTAAGATCTCTAGCGATGTAACATTTGGTAGTGCAGTTAATGCCGCAACATTAAGTGGGGATGGTAGTGCAATTACGAACTTAACATTTCCAGCAACTACAAATAGATATAGTTATACGGCAACCGCTAACCAAACTAGTTTTACAGCAACATATACAACTGGTAGTGTAGATGTATTTCTTAATGGTGTAAAACTTGTACGTACAACAGACTACACTGATACAAGTGGTACTGCCATTGTATTAACAAGTGGAGTTGGCGCTGGCGAAACAGTTGAAATTATTGCTTATGAAAACTTCACAGTTGGTGATGCAGTTAGTGCAAGTGCAGGCGGTACGTTTAGTGGCCCTGTTATTGTAGATGCAACAGCTACAATTGGTAGTACACTTACACTAAGACAAGATGGAACAAATGATGAAATCAAATCTACTGGAAATGTACTTTATGTTAAAGCACCTGAATACAGTTTTCAGAATACCAGTGGTACAGAATATCTTTCAATAGACACTGCTGGAAGATTATATATAGGAACTTCAACAGCATCTGATCATAGAGTAAACATTAAGAGTGATCAAGATACTGGTATTGTTGTTAACGTGGTAAATGCGTATAGTGGTGGTGGCACATCTACCATGCTTAACTTAACTAATAATACTGATACTGATATTCAATTTGTTATTAATGAAGTAGGAGCAGCAACAAAATACGCAAGTATTGGACCTAGTGTTAGCGGTAGGGCTTTGACTTTAGGTGCTCCGGGGGATGCTGCAAATGTAGGTATCGGAACATTTTCTCCACAACGAAGATTACATATTCATGATGGTGGAGCAACTGGTTTGAAAATAACAAACGACCAAAGTGGTGCAGGTGCTAATGATGGTTTCGATATTTACGTAAGAGATGACAATCAAGATGTTGAACTAGTACAACGAGAAAATAGCCGTATTAAATTATACACTAATAATAATCCACGTGTCACTATCGACTCTAATGGTAATGTAGGTATTGGAAATGAAGCACCTTCTATAAAACTATACGTAGATATTCCATCTAGCGAAGCAGGAGACAACGGTATTGGTGTAAACCGTGGATTCGTCAGTTTTAGAAGTGTTACTGGAACAGACCATAATGAAAAGATCCAGGGTGAATCTAATGCAATGGGAATTTATGGTTACAATAAAAACGATGGATTTTTATTTTACGGGAATAATATAGACGGTGGTTCTGCGCCTGATTATAGACCAGCTTATCATTTTGGCGGATACAATAACGCAAATTCAGAATCTTATGGTCGTGGCTGGGCTGACGGAGATTCAATCTTTACGATGACACGCATGGATGGCAGTAAAACAACTGCTGGTGCAGCACCCGCTCAGGGATTAAGTACAAGTTCTTATAGACACAGTATCGTAAAAACAACAGCAAAAACTGAGTTTTATGACAGTCAAGGCCAGCATTATTTTGATGGACACATCACTGCTGGGCAGTCAGTTAAGGGCGAAAGTACATCAGATGCTGGTTTCCACTATAGAAGCGGTAACTTGGGTAGTGGTTACAGAAGTTTCGTACACCACGATGGACAAACTATTTTCCGTGACACTACTGATTATAACCACAAAATGTGGTATTATGATGGTATAAACATTAGTACTAACCAAGGCCATGGTCACTTCCGTGTTTATGGTGATAGTAACACCCCTAGGGATGCCACTACAGGCGGCAATACTATTAGATTTAGTGTTGATACACCAAATGGTAACATTGGTGTTACTGAAGGCGGGTCACAAATTTACAGTGGATCTGATGCAAGACTAAAAACCAATGTTGTTGATTTAGACAACCAATTGGAAAAAATTAAACAACTTCGTCCAGTAAGTTTTGACTGGAAATATACAGCTGAAGAAGAATACATTTATGGATTTATTGCTCAAGAGGTTCAAGCAGTTGACTCCACAGTAACTTATGATATGGGCACTACTCATTATAGAAACGATAAACAGTATGGCGAAGATTTAGAACCAGATGGAACTATTGAAAATACACTTGCAATTTATGAGCGTCAATTAATTCCCATGATGGTCAAAGCAATGCAAGAAATGTCTGATAAGATAGACAGTTTACAAGCAAGATTAGATGAGGCAGGATTATGAGTGTAGCAAGAAATATAGCAGATTTAATTCATACAGATGGTAATGTAGGAATAGGAACACATACGCCTTCAAGTAATTTAGAAATTTATAATGATTCAAGTCAAAATATAGATGTTAGTATTACCAATGCACGTGGTAATACCGTTGACCGTGCAAGATTACAAATGACAGCCGGTAATCAAACCTGGCGTTTTGAAAACGATCAAAATTTAGATGTCTTTAAGTTACGTGACGGAACTCTTGGTAGAGATGTTGTTAACATATACAATGGTGCAAATAATGCTGCACTCAACATTAATTCAACAGGTGTTGGTATTAACACAGCACCGTCTGCTCCATTACATGTTAGAAATTCTCATACAATTAGTGCAAATACCAACACACTTTTAGTAGATAATTATTCTACTGGCCAGCCAGCAGTTATTGGTATGCGAGCAATTGCAGATAATGGCGGTGTAGGAAATACTGGTGCAATTTACTTTGATGCTGGTGCTGATGGTAGTGCTCCAGATAATATGATTGCATTTAATGCAGATCATCAGACTGATACAAATTACGATGTAGTTATCAAAGGTAACGGCAATGTTGGAATTGGTACTGTAAATCCAGAAGGTAAACTTCATGTTATACAGAGTGGAAATCCAGTAGTTACATTTGAAAGAGATAACGGGACTCCACATTTGTATTTCAGAGGAACAGGTGGAACAAGCGGATACACTGGTCGTTTTTATATGGATAACGGTGCATTTCAATTATCTCAAGGTGATGCTGTTGGTAATCAGTCTGGTAACATATGGCTACACGGATTAAGCAATGGCAATGTTGGTATTGGGACAAATACGCCAGATGCAAATTTAGTTATTGAGTATGCTGGAGATGACCCTACAGGGGCTACCTCCAGAGTAGGGGCGTTTTCTATTAAAGGTGGACATACTACACTTGATATGGGAGTTAATGACGATTCTCCATATAATTCTTGGATTCAAACACGGCATAAATCTATAACTACATATCCAACCGCCTATTACAATTTGGCTATAAATCCGTTAGGTGGCAATGTTGGTATTGGTGACTCTAATCCTTCGTATAAATTAAGTGTTAATAACGGAACTAGCGATGGTGGAATATTTAGATTATATAATGAAGAAGTAGGATTGAATGTCGCTGTTGATGGTACTACTGGTTCGCCGAACTATACAAATGCATCAAGAACGGTGACATTTAATGCCACTAGAATGGATAGTGGTTCAAGTCCTAAACTAAGACTTGGTGGTCAAGGCGGCCTTGAATTTGCTGCTGATGCTAATAATGTAAGAATGGTAATTAACACAGCGGGCAACGTTGGTATTGGGACAAATACGCCAGACGAAAAATTACATGTAAGCGGTGGGAATATTTGTGCTGGTGATTCCGCTACTACTTTTGATGATGGTGGAAGTACTCGATATATTGGCGTAGGTTCTAATAGTGGTGGAGATGCATTGTTCATTGCTCATGCTAGTGGTTATGGTGTTGCTTATTTTGGGTATGAAGCAGGTAATGATCGACTTATAATAGCAACTGATAATGGTGGTGGAAATAACACCATTGAGTTTAGTGTAAATGCTGGAAGCACCGCAACCGGAAGTACAGATAACTTAAACTCTGCTGCTGCAAATCTAATAATTAATAATGATGGTATTACACTTGAAACTCAAACAGTGGCCACATTAAATAGTTCAGCAACTGCGGGTACTATTGCTTATGTGAGCGATGATGACGGAAACTTATATTACAAATACGCATCTGGTTGGAAAAGTTTTACAGCCTCTATAGGTACTGCTGCCAATCCTGCATCAAGTGCAGTACAATTAGCTAATCAAGGATATCCAGATGGATATTATTATATTGCTATTAGCGGGTACTCTGCTCAACGTATGTATGTTGACAACAGTAGAAATGGCGGCGGTTGGGTATTAATGGCTAGAGTAACAGTGTCAAGTAATCAAGCACATCACAATAATAATAGTGTAAATGTAAGCAATAATAATGGCCCACAATATCAAGCTACTAGTACTGCTAAAATGAGCGATGCATTTATGAATGCATATCGAACTGCAAGTCCTTACACTGGTAGTACTGCATATTGGATGGAAACAACTGGTGGATTTACCTCTAGTGGCAGTACAATACTAAACAACTTTATAGATACTAATGCTACTGTTGATACAGTAAGCAGTGCCCAAAACCAGAATGAAAGAACACGAGTTGCAACAACTTTTGAAGGATCAATTAGTGACCGAGCCCCAAATTCTGGTACTCGAGGGTTTGGTGACCACCATACAGGTACATCTTATTTTGCATATCAGAGACACCCAGAACAAGGAAATAACAGTGGATTTAGAAATGATGCTTATGGTGGTACTGACGGAAACTTATGGATAAAATAAATGTATACAAGTAATGAAATAGCAACTAATTGGTTAAGCCAAACTGGCAACGATTCACCCACACAAGAGGAAATCACATCTGCTCGAACACAATTAGATAATATGAGAAAATTAACCTTATTAAGATTAAGACGTGATCAATTGATAAAAGATACTGATTGGTGGACAGTTAGTGATAGAACAATTTCACAAGCTGAATTAGATTACCGTCAGGCCTTGCGTGATATCACAGATGTAGATTTATCAACTGTTGATTTAAATGAACAGGGTGATTTAATATTTGATAATTGGCCAACTAATCCTAATATTGTTGTTGATGATCCCTTTGCATAATCGATAAATAAGTGTAATAACAACAGGATTATTACACATGGCAATCAACTTTCCAAACAGTCCAAGTGACGGCGATTTATACAGTGCAGTAGGCAGAACGTGGCAGTACAATTCAACTGCCAGTGCCTGGGAAAGCATCAGTGAGAGTAATGTAACACTCACTGGTCTAGGTTTACCAAATCACGATACTCTGGACATCAACAGTAGTGGACAAATTGGCGATCACTTAATACCTGACACTAATATTACACGTGACTTGGGAACTGCTAGCAACCGCTGGAGAGATTTATATCTAAGTGGAAACAGTATCCAATTGGGTACACGGCAGATTACACAGGACAATGTTCCTGATGTAAACCTTAGTATTGCACCTGAAGTACTTGAGATACAAGTAGACGCACCTGATGCAGGTCAAGCTACTATGTGGAAATGGACTTGGGAGCAATCAACACTTCC